ATTGATTTTGCATTTTTACTTCTTCTATTTCCATCATCTACAAATTTAGCCAAATAAGTTCCAGTTAATGCTGCTGTTATAAATTCAGTACTAGAACCAGCAATTTGAGATGTAATATCACTAGAATTTTCCCAAGTAGCACCAGTTAACAAGCTGGAATGTTTGATATAAACATAGCCACCATGTAAAACATCAGTATCAATTGATTCGTCCCATCTCAGCCTAATATTGTCATCTCCAACTAATTCTGCTGTTAAATTTTGAACATCTCCTGGTTGAGCAGATTTTCCAAAAGTTTTAAACTCATTAACAAATACTTTGGCATTACTTAATTTTTGTAAAGCATTATATGCACGGACTTCTATTTGATATCCACCTGCAACTGTATTGGGAATTATAAAATCAGGACTAAATAAAACATGGACATTCCAACCACCTACAGTTGATCCACTTTTATATCTATATTTTAATTGGTATTGAGACACACCAAAAACAGGAGTCCATGTTACAAGAACCTGATTGACTGCTTTGTTTCTAATTGATATAAGCTGTTCTTCAACATTCAATACTTCTGGTGCTAATGCGTCTGTATTAATTAGACTTATATTTTTTCTAACTATAGGCGTACCAGCATCAATATTTGCATATTTACCTTCATTATATTTAACTGCTGTAATTAAATAATTAGTACCATCTTGTTCTTCAATATTTACCACCCTAAAAGATTGAGGAACAGCAGTAGTACTTTCAGCAATCCATATATTATTTACTTTCAAATGGTCAGAAAAAGCCTGTGTTTTAATAACAGTACTTGTTGTACCAGACTGAACAATATTTTCTGTTTCTAAAATTCCGTCATCTCGAATAACAGTTAATTTAAAATCACCACCACCTTCCAATCCTAAAATAGACATTAAGTTTGTAGCATCATCAACCGTAATTTCTGTTCTATCGCTACTTATAGCTTTTATTCTGCCAGCTACTCTATGACCTAATCTAACTGGATCGTTTACATTAATAACACTACCTGGTCTGACTACTGAACCTGCATCAATAGATGTTGTAAAACTAACCACTTCTGATTCCTCTTCTTCAGAAAAAACGATAGCTCTTGCCAGACGAAGTGCTTGAGCTTCAGAAGTACAACCAAATGCTTTTACAGTTTTTTCTATAATTCCAAATTTAGCTATCCTTGCTGTCTGTACTGCATCACTTAAATCATCACCATATACTGCATAATCAATCTCTCTTGTCTCATTATTAAAGAAACTAACTCTGACAACTGTATGTCTTTGTCTTGCACTTGCACCAGAATAGTTAAATCCTGCTTCTGATACATTAGCTAAACTAAACAAGTAAGTAGCATCTGTTGGTTTATCCTGCGATAAAGATAATCTACCAGAAGTCCAGATAGGCATACATCTCATTACACCTGCCAACGCATTAATCAGATCATATGCGTCAGTGGCAGTTTGTAAGTTTAAATTACAGCTAAACCGAGCTTCATCACCTATCTTTTCATTTGCATATCTGCTGGCAGCTACAAAACTCTGAATATCAATAGTCGAAGATACACCATCGCTGGTAAAAGTTTGATTTTCACTATTTGGAAGATCTAAATACTGTCCAAATCCATATCTTGAGTTAGTTAAAAGATCAAGCAAAATCATTGAAGGACATGAAGTCCAAACAGCAAGTCCCATTTCACCACCAAACACATAACCTGCTGGGTAGTTAATTCTTCCATCGGCTATATCTGTATTAGGAGTAACTTGATATTTTAAAGTTCCAGTTACAGCACTGCCAGTATTATTAGCACTAACACTGTATTTAAAGGTTACTCCACTCGGTGCTCCAGTAGGATCAGGTGTTTCAGTTAATCCATGAAAACCATTTATATTTGAGTTCCCATCTTTGACAGTTATAAAATCTCCTAAAACTAATCCATGCACTGAACTTGTTGTCACAGTAACGACTGTTCCTTCATATGAAAAATTAGCAGTTACTTCTAAAGCACTTTTACCAGGTATCCTGCATTTAATTCCACGAATACGATAAGCTCTTTTTGGTACGCTACTAAACTGTTCACTATCTACTCGTACACCAACATAAGCACAGTCATCATAAGATAGTTTTTCGTGAAATACTTTAGTTAAACTTGTAATTTTAAAAGCATCACGAAGTTTATCTGTATCNGAAGAATCAGCAGTTTTTCTAATCACTTTTATCTGTACAGAACTAAAATTATTATTTGCATCTAAATTAATTANATATTGTTTTTGGTAAAGGTCTTTACTTCTTCCAGAAATTATTTCATTGGTATTATTTTCGGAATTGGGATCAAAGTCATTATCAGAACCGACAACAGTTGCAAAACCTCCAGTATTAGAATCAGATCCACCGTCACCATTATTACCTATATAAGCTAACTGTATTTTTAATTCAACTTCAGAACCATAAACATCACCATCATCTTCAAACTTTTGTAATTCTGGAAAACTTATAACAAGTTTTACAGCATCAACTCTTGCAGGATTTTGTACAGTTTCTCCATTAACTTCTATTGTTCTTGGGTTATTATCTGTAATAGTTGGCAGAACTCTACCGCCACTTGCCTGAGTACAACTTAATCCTCCTTGTGCTGTAATTTCATTTCCGCCTTCACTACCCTCGTTTTCTATGTTTTGTAACGGAGTCTGTGAACTGATACCATATCTTGCTCTGAAAGTTACGTCTGAATAATTAAAATCGCTATTTGATGTATTTTGTACTCTGGTTAAATAATCGTCCGATTCTTTATTAATATTTAAAATTGAAGTATCGTCTAAAAAAACATCAGACAAAGCAGAAGTTAAATAATGACTAGCACTTCTAGCAATACCTTTTTTTGAAGGTGTAGCAAAACCTTCTATTTCACCTTCAGATAATAAATCTAAAACAGTAGCAAATTGTTTACTTTCTAAAGTATCAGGTGCTCTATAAGGTGGTTTAGGTCTGCCACCAAAAAAACCACCTGCTCCTTTAATTGGTTTTGTCATTCGTCAGTTTCTACTTGAACTTGGTTAGTGTCTACAGACGCAGAAATAACTACCGATCCTGTAACTATTTCTCCATATACTATAGGAAGTGCAGTTCCAGGTCTAGCAGTATTTTGAACTCCATTAAAATTAAATGATAATCGAGGATCTGATTCAGTATTTGCATCGGGAATAGGAAATAATAATTCAGAAATACCAGATAAAGCTAAATGAGCACCAACATAAAAAGCAGATTTTGCAGCAAAACTAGCACCAGTAAATGAAATTCCTCCTGCTTTACTAAAAGTTAAAACGTCTCCCCCAAATAGAGCACCTCCTCCTAACGCACCAAAAGACATAGCTATCAATACACCTCCTAATAAAATTTTACCAAACCTACCTCCAGCACCACTTATAACAGGAACAATACTAATATCTGATTGTCCTAAAGGATCATGCAATTCGTCTTTGGATATTTCTTTCTTATCAACTAAAACCTTATAGTTTTTATCTGACATATATTTTTCTATGCCATCAAAATTATAAACTAAGAATTTAACAGCATCAGCAGCAGAATTTATAACAACATCAAATTCATTCTGCTTGGTATAACTAGCTAAATCACCATATAGTTTAAGGGTTCTTAACATACCTATACCTCTTTGCTGTACATTTTAACAACCATAAACTATAAGGCTCTCTACAACTAAGTCTATCTGCTAAATGGTGTAAAACCATGTCTCCCAAATAAATTGCGACATGATTTAAAGTTGGATGCATAATACTCATCAACAAAACATCTCCCACCTGTAAATTTTCACCTACACGCAATTCTCTAAAACCAGTTCTCCACGCATAACTTTCAAATAAGGGATTTTCTAAAAATTCTTCTGGAGTCATACTACGGTCATAATCTTTAAGAAGTATATTTTTTTCTTTTTTATAATAATCTCTAACTAAACTCCAACAGTCTGTAACACCCCAGATCCATTGTCTGCCAAGCAAATCAGGAATATAACCATCAGGTTCTCTATAGATCCAATTACCCGTTCTAGGGTCTACTATATGCCACGGGAGCTTACTGTTTTCACAGTTAACCTTATCACTTTCGCTAAATACTAAATTAGTTGTTGGATGGCTATGAATTATTGCAATTATATCTCCAGCATTTGCAGCAATAGCATAATCCTCTGGATCTAATACAAAACATTTATCTGGGTTTAACGAAAGGTTGTTACATGGATAATAAACTTCTTTGCCTTTGACATTAACAAGTAAACCTACAGATTCTTTAGGAGAATCTTTTTTGGCATGATCTAACGCCTTATCTTTCCAATGCATTATGCAAAAGATCCCAAAGATGGAAATAAACTTCTAGTGCATTGTCTTTTTGGTGCTTTAACACCAATCAAATCAAAAGCTGCTGCTAGTTCAAATTCAACAACTTCTCTATTTTCGTTAGCTTTACGATCAATAGCATATATCTCTCTAGGAAATTCTGCTAAAGGATCAGGTGTACCGAATGGATTGGCAGGAGGATTATTCCCAATAGGAGCAAAATTTACTGCATCTAAAAAACGTGCCAAAGTTCTTATTCTGGTTATTGTAGCTCCTGTTAAATCATTAGGTTTTATTAAATCTAAAATAGCAGTAATAGTACCAAGGGCATTACTTACAATTAATTTAGGTCGAGGTAATTGTCCACGTTGATATGCAAAACCTTCAGCTATTAATGGAAATCTTTGATAAGTATTACCAGCCCAAACTATCTCAGCATTTGAATTAAGGTTAGAACCTGCATGAAATCTATAAACGGTATCCAAACCTGTAGGGTTTTCAGTTGCATAATGGAGTCCTTCTTTTAATTCAAGGGTAAATAATTCAATAATTGCAGAGGGATTTATTTTAGAAATTTCATCATAAAGAGCACTTATTGATTTATAAACAACATTATTATCATTTACGTCTTCATTAATTATTACAGGCCAGTTAGGTTCGCTAGTGCCTGTAGTACCAGCAGTTGTAACTAAAAAAAAGTATCCATTTACTTGAGATGCTGTTGGTTTTACAACATCATCAACTTGAACAGATAAACTAGCACTCCAAGTATAAACAGTCATGGTTCAAATACTTCTCTAAATGTTGCCTGTATTATTGCCCTGTTTGAATAAGGTATTGATTTATTCCATGTTTCACAAACAAATTTAGATGAACTAGCTTCTCCTGGAGGTTGAAAATCAAAACTGGCACTATCATTTGCTCTGGCATCAAGAAAATTCTCTATAGTGTCAGCACTAGAAATTCCTGTACTATTAAAATTGTCTGACTCTGAAACATTAAAAGTAAAATTAAATACTTTTGGATTTTGATGTTGAGCTAATCCAAATAAAATTCTATGTTCATATCCATCAGCAAAACGTACTGTTCTAGTATTTGGTGCGGATCTTTTTTGCTGTCCATATGTTGGTGTAATTGAAGGAAAAGTAGCCATTATGCAAGTAAACCTCCAGGTCTTTTCTGCTGTATTAATTCTGATTGTATAGCAACAGATAAAGCACGACCAAGTTCTTTCCCTCTTTGTTCATCGCCTTCAACAGAAGAGCCAGAAGCATCTACGTTTACAACAATATTAGTTGAACCACCAAGCATTTCGTTAGGTGTAATCATTCCAGACACACCTGGGCTAAACATTTCTGGACCACGTTCTCCTACAATATAACTTCCTCCTCTCGCAACTGGCCCACCATTAGCTCTTACTCCAACTGTCATATCAGTAAATCGACTTGGTGTTGGAATATCGTATAAACTCTGTCCAGGTTTTACTCCGTAAGGATTCGTAAATATATTGGATAATAAACCTAACAATCCTTGTTGTAATTTATTAGCCATCATTTTTGCAGCAGTATCTAAGAAATGATCTGCTATCTTATTCAGCATATTTCTAAACGCATCAGCAACAGACATTGTTCCTTGAATTATTCCCTTAAATGAACTTTCAAATGAATTTGCCATTGTCTCTGATAATGTCATAACCATATAGATTGGATCTGATAATTTTTTTATTTCATCTTGCAAATCTTTTACCTTGTCAGTAATAGCAGAAAACTGAAGTGTACCTGATATTCCAAATTGGCCTTGAGATTCTCTAAGAAGATCCAATAATTCTCTTGCTTCTATTATTCCTTTTTTATAATTTTCTAAAAGAGTTATATTATCTTCTGCAAATTTCTTTTGTAAAGTTTCAGCCCTTATATCGCCAGCTTCAGTTATCTTCATTTTTCCCATCATTCTTAAAAGCAATAAACCTGGAGTGGATCCTCTTATTTGATCGAAAGGACTTACTGCTCTTGCTCTTGCTATAGCTGCGTCTTGTTCTGCTTTTACCTTTGCTTTTACTAAAGCAAGTTCAACAACAGCAGCATCATTAGTTTGATTTTGTATTAAAAGATTTTTTGCAGCTTCGTTTCCAATTTGTTTCCTTGTATCAAATATTTCTTGTGCTAATTTAGATGATCTATTTAATCCAGCAAATCTATCTGCTCCTCCCGCATCAGTTCCAAATATCATTGCCATTGATTTAGCTATATCTCCATCGCCAAACTCTTTAAAAGCTCCTAAAACACCAAATGCTTCTTCTTTTGTAATACTTAAATTTTTTGCAAGATTATTTATTTCTTTTGCAGTAATAGCTGTTTCGCTACCAGTAGTTCCCATTCTTGTATTTAATTCCACTAATGATTTATTGAATTTGTCAGCTTTATCTACAGCAGCACCTATTGCAGTACCAACAATAGATAACGCAAAACCAAACTGACCTCCAATCGCACCACCTGCTAAACCACCAAGTCCACCACCAACTGCTGCTGCACCTGTTTGTCCAAACAATAAAGGGAAAGCTCCACCAATAGCAGCACTAGATACAGTTTGACCAAATCTCTTATTTCTTTCTTTATTAGCAGTTTTTTCTTTTGCTAAAGCTAGTTGTCTTTCAAGTTCTATTTCAGCCTTAGTAAGAGAAATACCTTTCTGTTGTGCGATCCTTTGTATCCTTAATGCACGATCTCTTGCTTTTAATTCTTTGTTATATGTTTCTTCAACTTCTACTACATTTTTTATTGCTTTATTAAAATCTTCTGTTCCAATCGCAGCTTTATTTAACGCTGCTCTAGCACTATTGACTTCTTTTGATAAGGTTTGAAAACTATAAACAAAACTACCCTCTCCTTTCTTTTTCCCCATGCTCTTATTAACTGATCTATTAAATCTGTTTATATCTTTATCTAATTCTTTTGTATTTTTTCTAAGATCTTTTATTTTTTGTGCTGCCTCTGTTGCACCCTTAAGAGCTAACTCTAAATTAACTTCGTAATTAGGCACTGCTAAATCAAAACATTTATCTCATTCTACCTCTTTTCCCTTTCAAAGCACTACCTCTTTGTGCTTCTTGTTGTTGTTTCTCAAAATCTTCGTGTTCTATTTCTGCATAAGCAGCCCAACCTAACATCTCTTCAACAGTTAAAGTTTCTGATAATTCAGCAACAGTTTTACCTAATTCTTTAGCTAATGAGAATATAAACTTCCAATCTTTACTCGCTTTTCAATTCGGCTTTAGCCTCTACTACCCCCTTAGTCTGACCAGCTTCTATCATTGCTAATTGTATTTCCTGTAAAATATTTGCTTCGACTTCTCTTCTAAGAGATGCTTTATCACCATCTTGAAAAAGTCTATCTCCATTTTTATCTAATGCTTTTGTAATCATCAATGATAAGGCAAAATCATTTACATCATTTTCATTTGATTTTTTTGTTATCGATTCTCTTTCAGCAATCGTAAGTGGATGCCAATAAACACTGAAAATAATATTTCCGTCTTTAATTACGTCATGTTGATATAGCTGGCTGACACCAAAACTATTCTTCAAAAGTTCGATTGCTCTAGTCATAAAATAAGTATTGCTACTTTATTATACTAGGCATTTGCTGAGAATTGGCAAGATATTACACCAACAAAATGACTTCTATCTTCGATTTCAAGCATTGTAGGGCCATTTATATCCTGTACTCTTGGTTTTACACTAAAAGTATCAACATAAGTAGAAGCATTTACAGAAGTTAAACCATCAATTACTGCTTCTGCTATCGCAGACAGTTGACTTGTTCCTTTACTTTTTGGAACGTAAATATTACATTGAATAACACCTGAATAAAAATCTGAACTTGCTCCTTGATTTTGTAATGTAGAAGCTGTGTAATTTATCATCATCATTACATATTTTTTAGTCTTACCCGAAGTTGTAAAAGTAACATTGTCATAGACCATAGATACGGTTGGATCTGCGTCCGAAACTGCGTCTGTAACTGCCTTTTCAAATGCTGCTCTTGTTTTTACTAAAGTCATAATTTAAAACTCAGTGTAAGCCTGTCCACCTGTACCTTCGTCAGATAAACCTCTTGTCTGTCTTGATGCTATAAATAGTTTACCTTCTTTCATTGTTTCTTTTATTAGTTTTCCAAGCTCTCCCTGTATAAAATATTGAACTTTACCACCTTCTAAAGCGTAAGCTGCATATTTAGCTCTATTTCCAATAAATACTGGTCGTTTATAATTAAATGTTTTATTTACTTTAAATCTAGGCTGAATTTTTGGTGTAGGTTTTTTCTTTTTACCTTCTCTTGCTAAATTAGCCCAAGGTTGAAATTTATATACATCATCTTTNGCTTTTACNCCCATNGTNTGNGCTTTCCAACTAGATGCAAAAAATCCAGTATAAACAGGACTTCTCTTCTTTGTAGATAAACTTCGATGTACTTTTCGTACAAGTTTATTAAAATCAGCATTTAGTTGGCTCTCTAAATCTTTCATCGGATCTTCTTTTAAAAAATCTTTTGCCATTAGAATCGCACCAATACTGTAAATAAATAAACCTGCCCACCCTTTCTTGTATCAATATCATAAATCTGTGCTGTTCTTGTTTCTCCCGCATATGTAAGTTGTATTTCATCATCAAAATCAACCTGATTATCACCAATCAAATCGGGAGTAATATACAACTTTGCCTGTCTAATCTCTTTACCTTCGTCATCTTCAGATTTAATAAATTCAATAGGTACTTTTAGATTTAAGTAAGTAGTATCAATAGTAATTTGCTCAGAGGTATCGATGTTATAACTTGATCTACCTTTTTTTACATAATTTATCGTGGCATCTAAAGAACTACCTAAATCAGCTACTACTTGTTTAGCAACACTCTTTAATAATGAATCTAACTGTCCTGCCATTATCCTCTAACCACCCTCATTTGAAAACTACCAGCTCCACCAAGTATATATGCACCTAAATAACTTTGTAACCATGGATAGACATCAAGAATATTATTAACAGAACCAGTACCCTGACTATCGGTATTATATTTAACTTGTATATCGCCTAGTTTTACTTCTTCAAAATTACCTGCTGTTCCTGTATTTCCTGTCATAGCGTCTGTATCATTTGCTAAAGCTCTAGCTAATTCGTACTGTGCATATTTAATATTTAACGGAATTGTAGAGCAAGCTAACTCAACTCCATCTACCTGATAATTATTTCTTGGAAATTTAAGTGCCTGTCCATCATCACATCTATCTCCATAGAATACAAAACTGTCGATCCATCTGGTAGCAGATATTAATGCTCTATTTTTCTGATCATCTGTCTTATTAGTCCAAGTACTCGAATCTGGTACGGTTTCAAAATAAGTATTAGCCTCTGTCAATGTGACATAGCTATTAGCGTTAGCATCTTTTATAGTTGCATTTATAGTGGCTGCCACGATAAGAAAGTAATTTTAGTTTTATTGTAGCGTAAAGAAAAAACCCCACCAATAATTGA